TTTTAAGAAAATCAGCAACACCATAATAATGAGCTCCAGGATTATGACCAAGGTGAACTGTGATATACTCTATATTTGAATTAACTTGTGCAGCGATGTTAGTAGCACCAACAACCACAATACGAGTAGAGTTAGATTGTTGAGCGATTTTAAATAATTCACAATAAGATGACTCCTGTTGGATACCATACCAACCACCCTCATCGTTTATAATCAATACGCGCAATCCTGATTGGATATCAAAAATAATATCATTCAAATTATAACGAATGATTCCAAATTTAAGATTTTCATAACCAACCACCCGTGCCAGTTTGACTTCATTAACTTTTGATTCATAATCGCTTTTGTAGTCGAGTAGGTTAAGAGATGAAACAACCCAGGCAACATCAAACTTATTATCAGAAAGTCCACGAAGGGCTGTTAGTATAGATGTCCAACTTTTACCAGATTGGGGTTTACCTTGTAGAAAAACTTGGATTTTTGGTGAAGAATTATAAATAGTTTGAATCACTTCTTGTGATTTCAATTCTTCTTTTTTTGTAAGAAATCCCTTGTCACTCATAAATGACTCAAGAGATATTTTTTTTAAAAATGGATTTGACATATACTTTTCCTTTTAGTTATTACTTAGCGAGGTTCTCCGACCTCATTACTATACAAATATACGAAATATTTTGGAACGGCCAAACTTTTATTTAAAAAAGTTATTAACAATCACCAAAAATTTATTTCGTTTGATTCTTCTGGTGGATATGTATCATGTCTGATAACATCCGTATTATAATCCCTTGTTGATTTAGGATATGGTTGAATCTCATGCTTCAACCTTTTCATTAAATCTTTCTTTTCTTTCTTATTCTGAGGTAATAATTGAATGTATCTATGTTTTGGTGGTTCTTCTCTTCTCCAAAATTCTTTGTACCCATCCTTACCGATTTCTCTTTTCAGATGCTCTAAGTTTCCACTGCCCCAATTATTAAATACAGTTCTACTATGAATCCATTGATATGGGTCTTTTGTAAGTGAGATACCCCAATTAGGCATTAGAGCAATATCAGTATTCAAACCTTGATATATCCAATTGGTAGCTTGATAAATACCACCTAAATGTTCTTGCCCATTATCAGCATATGAAAGTAGAACTTTGATATTTTTATCGTTTTCTTTAATCCATTTAAATGTTTTAGATAATGCGTTTGATTCGATATTAGAACCATACCCATCATCAACATATAAACGAGTCAATTCTAAGATGTTATCTTTGGTTAAACCCTCACAAACTGAAGTAGGTGCTTTTGCTCCGACTGGGAATCCGTAGATAGCAACTCCCACTAATTTATTACTATTTCCAAATATATCCTTTTCATCATTACGGTAGTATATACCCAATGAATAACGACAGGAAGTCCAGGCGTGTGTATAATGCTTTTTGATAATCATATCTTTAGCAATAGATTTAGCTATTGGTGCTACACTAACCCTACTAGCATCTACATAATGTTTACCGTCTTCTTTCATCTAAATTGTTCAAATTTACCAACGAGTAAATGAGTCCAAGTTTCATTCCGTATTATTCTTCGAATATTAGCTGAGGAAACACCGTTATTTCTAGCTAACACTTTTATATTCCGATGCCCAATATTCCACAACCATCTAATGTATTTAACCTGCTCTTCTGTTAATTTATGAGCAGGGTGAGATTCACCACGAAGTACCATATTATTCGGCTAAGTACTTAGATACATTTGGTTTGAAGTAATTAGGCCCTTTCATTATCTTACCATCTTCTCTATAAATGGGTTTACCATCCTCACCTAATTTACTCATATTAGAACGATGTACTTCATTAAAAACATCTGTTATTATATGCTGCATTCCATGTGATACTATAGAACCAAATATGATATAAAGTTGGTCTGTTAGTGCATCTGCTATTTCTACTAAATCACCGTTTTTACAAGCATCATAATATTCTTCAAGTTCTTCTTTCCCCAATTTATATCTCAACTCATAATCTGCTTCTGAGATTAAGTTTGGTGTTTGATTAATGGTAGAATTATATACGGTTTGAAACTCTTCTAATTGATTTAATTGTTCTTTCATAACTACTAATATACTAAATTATTTTCTATTTTACAAATTTATTGTGCAGCTTGGATAAGTGTTTCTTTTGTCTGAATACCAACAAACCTTCTTACTTCAGTATTACCATTCATTAATAGGATGGTAGGAACACTTCTAATACCATAATTACTTGCCATTTCATAGTTTGTATCTACATCAATTTTTTCAACTGGAATTGTAGATGATACTTCATTCATAATTGGTGATTGAGTTTTACATGGATTACACCAAGCTCCATAAAAATACAAATATCTCATTTTTTACCCTTTGTTAAACAATTTAAACATATATTATACAATGATAACGCTAACGGTATAGTATTACCACATTGCATACATTTATTAGTACTCTCTTTATTTACTTTATCCATCGCAGCTAAGGCAGTTTGGATCAGTTGCTTTTGTTGCGATGTCTCCCCTAAGAACACTTTCAGTTCTCATATAGTATAAAGTTTTTATACCTTGCTTCCATGCCTCTAAATGAACTGAATTTATCCATTTTGGTGTTGCTTCCAATGGAAATGCTAGATTAAGTGATACTGACTGGTCAATATATTGTTGTCTTACACCAGCCTGTCTTACTAATTCAAGTTGGTTGATTTCTTTAAATGTTTTGAATACATCCTTTACTTTATCAAATTCTTTATTTTCAAAATCATTGATATCATTTCTTAAATCATAAAGTTTACCATCACAATATGCCCAATTATCCAATTCATCAATTCCTTGAATTGAACCACCATCGGTTAATATTTTATCCCAAGTTTCTTTAGTATTGATACCCACTTTTCTAAGTACCCTTTCTAATTCTTTATTCTTGCGAATGAAAGTTCCCTTTGCCGTTTGCTCAGTAAATACATTAGCCGCCCACGGTTCAATACCAGGAGAAACATTACCACTTAATTTTGAATTTGATACGGTTGGGGCAATTGCTCTAAGATGAGTATTTCTCATACCAGTACCTACACACCATAAAGGTTCACCATATTGTAATGCTAAATCTCTAGATGCCCTCTCAGATTCAATCTTTATTTGAGAAAAAATCTTTCTGGTTTCAAACTGAGCTGCTAGAGAATCGAATGGGATACCATTTTGTTGTAAATATGTATGCCATCCCAATACTCCCAATCCTAATGCTCTACCCCTTTCAGCTGAACGAACTGAGTTCTCAAAACCTCTCATATTTTTGGCTCTCTGAATAAATTCTTCCAACACACCATCCAAAAACCAAATTGAAGTATAAACTAAATCAGTATCTTTCCACTCGTGATATTTAGATAAATTCAAAGATGAAAGGCAACATACAAATGAATGGGATTCATCGGTGTGAAGTGTGATTTCACTACAAATGTTGGTCATAAAAACTTTAAGAGAATTTTGTTTATATGCCTCTGGGTTTTGTTTATTAACATTACCCTTATACATAATATACGGTTCACCTGTAGCCTTTCTCTTTTGAAGTACCTTACCCCATCTACGTCTAGCTTCAGCATCGCCATCCTCTAATTTTCTCATAAACTTATCACCAACTACCACACATTGATGTAAGTTCAAACACTGTCGGTTTACATCACCCTTTGGTTCTCTAATTTCAATCCACTCATCAAAATCATCATGTTCTATATTCAAATTAACGGATGCAGCCCCCCTGCGAACACTACCTTGATTTGTTGCTAGAATAGTAGAATCATAAATCTTAGCAAATGGAACAACACCATCTGATGTTCCGTTTTGGTTAATTACACTACCCGCTGGTCTAATCATATTTATACCAATTCCTACTCCACCGCCATGCTTAGCAAGTAACATCATTTCAAGATTTTTTTGACCAATTTCTTGAATAGAATCTCCTACATCAATTCCAAAACAACTTATAGGTAAACCTCTATCAGTACCTGTGTTAGATAATACAGGTGTTGCTAAATTAAGCCACCCTCTCCATATATAATCAAAAAATTTTGATGCCAATTGTGGTTTCTGTAATCTTCTAGCAACCGAAGTAGCTACTCTCCAATATGCATCTTTCGGCGTTTCACCATCTAAGAGATATCCCTTACTAATCGTTTTCACATAAATTTCCGTGTTACCCCACTCAGGATAATCAACACCAACTTCCCAACCTAATTCTTCTCCGTAATTCTTCATACTCATTACCAAATATCGTTAAAATCTTCACCCTCACCAGCCTTAGAATAATCCGTGGGTCTTATAGCGAAAAAATCAGTGTGTGTCGTACCACCCGTCAAATTGTAAAACCAATCTAATTCATCAGCTGATTTAGCGTTAAAGTTAAACAAAGGTTCATACCCCAATTCTTTTAACTTTTCATTTGCTCTCTTTCTGATAAAATTCTTCAAATCAGATGCTTTTAGATTCTCTAAATCACCCATCTCAAACATTTTATCAATGAACTTTTCTTCCATCTCAACAATGAGTTTTGCAGCTTCTTCAACGGAATCTCTAGCGGAATCTTTTAATTCTGGATATTCATTACACATATGATTGAATAAATAGCACCCCATCTTTGAATGAAGTGATTCATCTCTTACACTCCATTTCATCTGCTGGCCAATTCCTTTCAATAGATTTCTCATTTGAAAGGAATATAGCACAGCAAAGGAACTATATAATGATACACCTTCTGCGAATGCGCTGAATATAGCTAACGATTTTGCCACTTCCTTCCTCGCATCTGGATTTGAAAATAAATCCTCACTTGTCCAATCTGCCGTTGTGGTGGTTAGATACTCAAACTTTTCTGCAATCGCAGGTTCGTGTAAGAATGCCTGAAAATCATCCAAACCTAAAGTTTCATTCAAATATGAATATGCAGCTGCGTGGATAGTTTCCTGTGAACCAAACATCATTGCCATTTGTCTGATTTCATGCTTAGGAAACCATCTAGTAACCATATTAGTCCAATAATCTGAAACTGCACATTCAGTTTGTGCAAATCCCAATAAAATGTTACCAACTAAATTTTTTTCTGATTTGTTTAGATTTTCATTCCAATCCTTTATATCACCCTGCATCGGAATTTCTGTGTGCAACCAAAAGGCCTGAGCCTGCTTTAACCAACCTTCGGTGAAATATATTGGATATTCAAATGGTTTAAAGGGTATTCGTTCTTTAAATAATCCCATTACGTTCCTTATATTATTATGTTAAACTTTTGTTGTGGTGAATATAAATAGTAATTTAAACATTAATATCACCACGTAATTCATTATATTTTTGAAGTAAATTCTTTCTGACAATACTACCACCATTATTCATCTCACTCTGTGTTTTCTTACCATCAATACTATCATCAGAAAATATTTGGATTCTACCATTACTCATATTTGCTTTCGATGGGAATGTCATACCATCAGGCCCAAATCTATTTTTGATTACATGCCACCTTCCAGTTCCAGCTAATTTATCTTCAATTTTTCTACTCAATGAAACAACAAAGTCTGCTGTCATCAATTTAGAGAATGAACCTGCGATTTTTGTACCTGTAATAATATCATCATCAGCTCCACTTCTATTGATTTGAGATGCTGTGAATAATGGAGCTTCGTACTCACCCGCAACACCTCTGAGTGATTCTATAATCTCTTCTAATTCTTCATGTCGGTCTTTTCTACTATTACCTTTAATCAAATCAGCATAGTCGACAATAATTAAATCGGGTTTTTTACCCTGTAGAATAAGTTTATCTAAAGATGCCCTAATAGCATTTACAGATGCAGTTTTTGTAGGCCAATGTTTTATTATCAATTCACCCGGTAATTTATCAATATTAAGTCTAATATCTTCTACATTATATTTTAAGTTTGGAACTGCGATTCCCGTTAAAACAGCATCATATCTTTGACCTACATAACCTTCATTCAATTCCAAAGTATAGTGAACTACTGTTTTATTACAGTACAATGCAGATATACCAATGTTTATTAACCCCCAAGATTTTCCAATTCCAGGTGGTGCTGCGAGTATTATCAACTCACCTTTACCAAAGCCACCATCGACAATTTCATTAATAACATCCCATCCAGTTGGAATTACATCTCTAACAGCAGATTCATATCGTTCGGTGATATTTAATTTATACTCATGTCCAATATTAGTATCTTGGCCAGCTTTCATCGCAGAATCAATCTTAGATTTAATGATATCAAACTTACCACTTTCTAATAATTCAACTGATTCTAAAATTGCGTTTTTTACTTCTTGGTTTTTACAGAATTCTAATACTTTCTCTTTTACATAATCTAAATCATCAGATTCTAAATTATTCCAAACCTGTTTCAGATTATCTATAACAGAATGTCGTAATACATCACTCTCTAACCTATCTACTTCAGTCTTAAATACATCCAAAGTAGGTAAGCTGTTATATTTATCAAAGTGAGATAGAACTTGCTTTACAATCCATTCGTTTGCTTCTGAATCGAAATATTCAGGCTTTATGATATCATATACAGTTTGTAGGAATATTTTATCTGATAATAAAGAAGATATTATTTTAATCTGAAATGATGTTCCGAATCGCTGTCCAAATGTAGATACACTCATATAATTTTATTTTTACAAATATACAAACTAAGTATTAATTTACCAAAACTTTTCAGTAGTTTTACTTACCGTAATTCTAGTTTGTTTATTTTCTATATATGGATTATCGTTCTCATATTGGATTCTTGCTTCCGCTATTTGGAAGTATTCCTCTTCCATTTCAATACCAATGAAGTTGAAACCACCCCTAACTGCAGCTTTTCCAGTACTTCCACTACCCATAAATGGGTCAAGTGTAGTTCCCCCCTTTGGAGTAACTAAACGGATAAGGTATAGCATCAAATCAGTTGGTTTTACAGTTGGATGGTGGTTTTTTGTTGTTGTAGTAGATGGTTTATAT